TATGAACCGTGTCAGGATTGTGAGGGTTATTGGGATAGTTATGCAGGTGGTTTGCCAACATGTGCGGCAGGACTAGCACAGGATACCACGTACACGCGTACATGGAAAACAACGACAGCACAAGATAGTAATGGCTATGGCGCTAGTTGCCCATCACCAACAACAGAGTCCAAAACATGCTACAAAACGTGTACATACGGCTGGGTTTCAGATAATAACTGTACAACAACGAATGGTTCAACGACACACACGGAGACGTGGAAAGCCACCAATGAGCCGTGCGAACCCAATCTCATGGACTCATAAAATACAATACTACGTACGTCTTCATACACCAATAAAATTTAGAAAGATGTATGGAGATGCAGATAGAAATCTCCGTCCAAGGTAAAAGACTATGTGGACCTGGTTCTTCAGTAAAATTAAATTATCAACGTCGAGGTCTCTAAGCTACCTTTGGGGTGAATAATCTTCGATACGATTCACGTGATTTGGGTTTACTGTTTTCATGACTTCACGCCAGTCTGTTTGTAAATTGTCTCCCATTTCTATGAATTCTATATCATCTACAATTACTTTATAGACAATGTTTTGTTGACGTTCAAGTGTAATATTTTTCACATCTGATGGTTTACGTGACTCGTTGAAACGCACGATTGCATGAAACCATGAGGTTAATCTCTTTGTATCCATGGTAACTGGATTTTCTTTACAGAATCGAGAACTACATTCGACATCAAACCATATGACTAACCCATCGATGTCTTCGTGACCATGAAGCTCGATATCTGATGTCACTGTAAAGGTGTCAGAAAGGTTTACTTTTGTAAAGTCAACGTTATGAATTTTATAATCATTTGTCACCATATTGTGGGGATGAATATATTCCACACTTTTACATCCGGGTATGCCGTAGTCTTTTCCTTTAAACCCGGTGACATAAATATTTCCAATGTCTGGTAACATGGCACCACCAGGTTTTAAGTATTTATCTCTGGCATATAAAAACATATCGAATAAATATTCTTCATACAACATGTGTCCCATACATTCAGAGACTATCACGTCAAATTTCTTTTCAGGTAGCTTGGCCTTTTCAATAGGTTTTCCTGTCACGAATATGACATCTTCCGTACCTTGAACCTTTGGTAAAGAAAATATGTCAACTCCTACAACTTTAGAAGCACCACCTCTGTGCGCAAAAGCACTCAAGACACCAGTGCCACATCCTACGTCTAACACCTTGGCACCCTGTATCAATGACGGATTCTTTTCAAGAGCTATTTTATACGTATTCACGCGGTGTGTATCATTCAGCATACCCAGATGAAATGATGTGTCGGTGTATCTTTTTGTTAAAGTAGTATGTTTTTTACGTAACATGAATGCAATCAAAAATACGATGATGATGATTATGATAATGAACATCATATTATAATACACTAGTAAATTATTCTTGTAAAATATTCGCTCTCTTTTTATTGTAATTGTTATTCCTCTTATTTGTATTGCTTTTGGGCATTTGTTTATTGCCTTCACGAATAATGTTTTGGAGTTGTTTCAGTTTAATGTTCTGACGCACTGCCCTGATTTTTGGGGGGGTTTGTAAAATTTCAGTCATCAGCTCAGCATTTGTCTTGTACCGTCTAGACCTTTTCGTAGACCTTTTCGTCCTTGACCTGGGTGTCGTGATCGTCAAACCAAGGTCTCTCGCTCTTTTACGCAGTTCAGGTGTGTTCAACATAATATGACATGACAAAATAATCTGCGTAAAATTTAAGTGTACATGGCAGCAACTTCATTATGGGATATTTTACCTCTCGAACTTCAGGAGATAATACTAGAAAAATCGGTAGAATTATGTCGTGAAGACTACATCAATGCTGGTATAGCAAAACATAACCGAGCAAAGAAAAAGCAGGGAAGAGGGCTACTCACTGCGAACATGATACGGTATGTGCAAACAGGTACGGACCCAATGGAATTATTGAACTGGGCATTTGAGCTAGAGGTGCGAGAACTTGAATTACATGTGGACCCACCAGTGTCCCTTCTGAACCGGGTCTATGACTATGACTACACGGAATATTATGATGAATTTCTTCGTAGAGCTGTGGCATACCTGGAAGACCCTACACATAAAGATGAATGGATTGTCCCATCGGACGACTGTTGGTTGACCATGTTTACAAAGTTGAATGATTTTCATCGTAAACATGGACATGTGAATACGTTGGATGATGACCCAAAGTTGTACCTGTGGCTGGAACAACAGAAAGACATAGACACACACCTCTCAAGGGAACGTCGCCACTCTTTACAAACTCTCGGGGTGCGATTGCCTCCCGCGAGGCGGCGGTAATTAAATCCTACACTGCACGGCAAAGAAGATAATCCACGCCACGAGAACGTCTACGCTGTAATGTTCCCGTGTCGCGATAGTCACGAGTGAGGCGATAATTGGATACACTGGGTATAACACTTTTCCAACAAAGTACGAGGTCACTATGTTAAACGTCGTGTGTCCCGAGAACATGTAATCGTTACAAAAGCTGAATGGTGGATTTGGTGTGCACGTACCAGGTTTCGCCGCTGGAAACTGGGTGACGATGTTTGTCATGGCACGGGCGGCATACATGAACGTGAGGGTCATCATGTAGCGATGCTTCACCGCAGCGCTCCACCCACCAGCGGAGAACCAGTTGTACAACAGGAACAGTGTAGGAATGATGCCTGTGAGGTCGTGAAGGATTTCATAGCGACCCAGGTCTGGTAAGAGTTCAAACCCGACGTCCCGCACTTTTCCATCATTGTTCTGTCCTCTCTTCGTGGTGACGTAGTATCCGACGAGCCAGTTCGACGCAAGGGCGAGAATGAGGACAATGTATATGTACATATTATATATTATACTCCTAAAATTTTCTTCTTTTCTTCAAATTCCCCCTGCTCTCCTGGTGAGTCAAATGTATATTAAAAAAGTGGGAACTTTAATTAATACAGACAGATGCACGTCGTATTGAAACCGAGTCCCTCAGTGGCACATAAATACAGGGTTATCCTCCCAAACCATCGATTCATTGATTTCGGGACGAAAACGGAGAGAAACTACACAGACCACAAGAATCCGCGAATGATGAGAGCGCGTCTTCTGAGACATGGGGCGATAATGTCTCGGAAGGTGCGTACGGAAACGGACCCTCGTGAAATTCACAGGGAAATGTTACGAGTGACTGAAAGTAATACGGAAGACTGGGACAACATATATTCCGCAGACTACTGGAATCGGTGGCTACTGTTCAGCTACCCGACGATACACCAAGCAAAGTTATTCATGACGATGCACGAAAATATGTTATTCATGCCAATTTCTGAAGATGGGTGGTATTTATAACTAAAGATATTTGTATTTGGAGCCACCAGTAATGAGACTACCTTGAATACTACTATTCCATAAATTGAAAAATTCTAAATCAGCACACGTGATTGCGGGTGGACATGTCCTCGTCATAGTAGTCGTGCACGCCGCCCCAGTACCAACGGCAGGTGTGTATCCTATGAGTGTCTCTGTCACCTCTCCGCCAGGATAATCACAATATGTGGGGCATGTGTAGCTCCACCATCCACCTGTACAGTCAGCTGGACACGGAACCGTTCGTTTCTCGCCAACTGACGGCATTTTACTACTATATGCCAAGATTAAAAAAATATAGTATTATAAGAATGCTTGTTGTCATACTCATACTCGTGGTGTTCGTATTCATTCTGTTATCGCCTCCTCGAAAATATTCCTGGAGAGATTTTAAACAAAAATTTGGGAATAGAAATATTGAGTACGCCTCGTATGATTTCACTATGGTGAATGATGAATATGGAAATCCACACGTGATGAAACATATTGAGTCTGATACATTTTTCACAAATAGAAATATTCAAAGTTGTATGCTCAAACTCAAAGATGGTGAACACAAACACGACGACATACTAGAGTACGTGCGCCCCCTTTGTACGACGCGCGATGAGAAGTTTGGTTTGCGAATTCAAAAAGGTCCGTGGTACTGGACCTCACACTTTGATTGCATTGACCAGGTGTGCCACATACTCGAAGGTCGTAAAAAATGGGTGCTCTATGAAGCCTCCTTCGCCACTGTTGATGAAGAAAAGCAATTTGTGGACATTGTTGGCTATCTCACAACCCTCGACGCACTCATGACACATTTGGATTCCGTGGGCATTAAATATCAAGTTGTCCATACCAAACCCGGGGACAAACTGTTCATAAAGGCAGGCGTTTATCATGCTGTAGAAGCGAAAGGAAACCACGTCATGGTAAACGAATACGTCAGCGATGATTACAAAAATCTCACACCTCGGTTTGCGAAAATATGGAACAGGTGGTACCACGAAAGTGAAAAATATTAACGTGCTCCAGGACTACCTACATAACATTTAGTAGGACAGTTTTTCATTCCACAATCCCACTCACCTGCGAGTTCCCGTGTCGCTCCAATTTGCCATTGATTACAAGAAGTGTTCACAGCTGGAGTAGTTACACCCCAATACATATTCTTATAATATGAACAATAACATTTGCCCCCATACCAACTACATTCTGTTCTTGGATTGTCATATGTGTAATCGTACGTACCATCATGTACCCAACCAAACTCACAGTCCGAACAATTCTCGAATTTATCAGTGTCTGGTGATTGTCCGACGCATGGTGAATTTGTTCTTGTGCGAGTAGATCTCTGTCTTCCTTTTTTACAACCACCAGCATATTGCCACGATGTATATTCGCATGGGGGGCACGCGGGCGTCGAATCGCAATCGACCTGTTTAGTAGTTGTACACTCCGCCCCAGTACCAACGGCCGGTGTATATCCGGTGAGTGTCGCTGTCACCTGCCCACCACCGTATCCACAATATGTGGGGCATGTGTAGCTCCATGTACCACCAGTACATGGTGCGCATGGTGTTTTGCTTTGCCTGTATGTTGGACTTCTGCATGGTGCGTTTGTTGCATACTTTCTATATAACTGCTGTCCAGACTCATACTGCCCACACGTACCATAAGCACTTTCAGTACCATACTCACAGCACGTGTAACCCGGACACGTCACTTCTTTGTCATCTGGACACGCCTGACCAGTACCAATCGCAGCTGAACCAGTCCAGGATGCAACGTGGGTCGATTGAGAGTATGTATAACCGTCAGATGGACAACCTGAGGGGCAAAGTGCTTCTGTAAAATCCCATGCACCTTCACCACAATCGGCTGGGCACGCAACCGTTCGTGTCTCGCCAACTGATGGTGGCATTTAATTTATATCAATATTAAAAAATACCGGTCGAACCAAAACCACCTGCACCTCTGGTGGTGTCATCTAACGTATCTACGACGCGTACGTCCGGAGTTTCGCATCGTTCGAGTATGAGTTGGGCGATTCGGTCACCTCTTTTAACAGTAAAAGCAGTCTCTCCGTGATTGAACAGGAGTACTTTGATTTCTCCCCTGTAATCCCGGTCGATGACCCCAGCCCCCGCGTGAATCCCGTGTTTTAATGCAAGTCCTGAACGGGGGGCAACGCGACCGTAGGTGCCTACTGGCAAAACAATTGCGATCCCCGTGCCAACAAGTGCACGTCTCGAGCTATCGATAACAATGTCTTCATCAGAATATAAATCATACCCGACAGCCCCGTCAGAACCACGATTAGGTAAGTTGACATTCTCATGAAGGCACTTTACACAAAGTACCATTTCCTTTTGTATTAGTATGCAGTTGTAATCTTTAATTTCCAAAGGCAACCCCACCCATGCCATCTTTAATGCGTAAAATGTTCATGTTCACCCCATACGCGCGCACAATAGAGCTCGCACCACCGGACGGCGACTTTAACTTCAGTCGAGCTGTATCGATGCGGCTAAAATTAAGGCTGCCAGACATTTGTGTCTTATTAAGGGTGAGTGCGAACGGCCACGTGTAGAGCGGGGCGGTGTCTAACACACCTTCCGGAAGGGACGTGGTGTGCATCTCGGGAACGATGGTGTGGTGGTACACGTTCGAGGTGCCATCGAACAGCGGGGTGCCGTTGATGTACAAGGTGCTCTCCGTGAAACTGTAGTTGGCTGCCCAATTGGCACCATTGTTCTTCGAAGACACCACACTGACCGCACGAACCGGGTGGTTAAAGTACGTAAGGTCCACTTCCGTATCGGTGGCGCTCATCGGCTGGTATTGCACCTGGTTGATGAGGAGCTTTTGCTCATTCTTCACGAAGAATTCACGTTCCTCCGTGTCACAGAAGATGAAGTTCGCGTACACTTTCGGCGTTTCACTCGGGGTGAAGTTGGCGCGGCACTTGATGCGAAGCTCCACCTGGTGATTGGCGAGAGCGACGAGCGGCAAACACTTGGTCCAGTCTTCCGCAAAGAAGAACGGAATCATGTAGTGTCCGGCGTTGGAACCAGAGTACCCCACAGCGTTCGGCTTGACATCGGTCGTCGTGACCGCCATGCTGCTCTTCGCACCGTCCGGGCGGTAGAGCAAGTTGTGCACACCCTGGATATACAGGGAATCTAAACGGCACACCTCTTGACCACCGATCCAGAGGGAGAATTCGGTCGGTTCATCCGCGACGCTAAAAAAGCCGTTATTACCTGCAGTGGCCCCGATATTCGCGGCTTCGACCCAAATGTAAGACAATAAATCCCCTTTACTACGAATCGGGATCGTGACCTCGTTGTTCGAACCAAAAGTCCCAATATAATCGAGACGTTCTGGTTTAATTGAAAAGTTCGTATAACGTTTGTAGTTTTGTCTAAAAAAACTCACCTCCGGATTCGAGGTCGTGTACGTGTCCTGGACACCTCGGCTGACCAATTCAATCAACGCAGCTGACATTTACTATATAATTTATATTAAAATTTTGGGTACATTATTACACAAGGCATGGTGGTATTTCAGGCATTGACGTGGGAAGCCAGGGATACTGAAGAGGATGGTCATCTCATCAGTATTTTTGGAAAATCGGAAGAAGGTCGGTCGGTCTGCGTGACCACCGAGTTTACGCCATATTTTTACGCCAAGTTGCCTGACGGAATCACCGCGATGACTATTAAAGAAATCTATACCACTCTGGACAAAAGGTGTCCTGAGTGCCTTGTCAATTATGGATTAAAAAAAGCAAAAGATATATGGGGATTTCAGAATAATAAAGAGGGTAGGTTCATTCGGTTAGATTGTGTGAATGTTGCGAAACGTCGCTTCGTGGCCAACACGCTCAAATACCCGCTACAACTCACCAATGAAAAAGTAAAATTGCACGCCTATGAATCAAACCTCGACCCAATGCTTCGACTGATGCATCGGACAGGTATTCAAAGCACTGGCTGGCTCGACACTGGGGCAAAGTGTGTGCGTTCCCACCTGGCCCATGTGGACATTGACCTCTTCTGCAACGACTGGACGACACTCACCCCAGTGAAACGCGATGATATCGCTCCGTTCGTTGTTGCATCGGTGGACATCGAGTGTAACAGTAGTACTGGGAAATTTCCTGATGCAGACGTGCCCGGTGATTGTTGTTTTCAAATCGCATTCACCCTATGTCGATTTGGCTCAGATGTCCCTTACGAGGAGGTGTGTCTCTGTTACAAAAAGACGGAGGGTGACAGGGTGAGGAGCTTTGACACGGAGAAGGAGTTGCTTGAGGCGTTTCAAAAATATCTTCGCAAAGCAGATATTGATATCATCACTGGTTGGAATATTTTTGGGTTTGACTTGGAGTACATCATGAAGCGAGGTGTCATGTGTGGCTGTTCTGGGGATTTTTACAACATGGGAAAATTTAAAAATGAAGAGTGTAAGCTGATGTATAAAAAGTTGTCATCAAGTGCCCTCGGTGACAATGAGCTCAAACTGTTACCTATGAGTGGAAGATTCATCTTTGACCTTTTCCACGAGGTGAAGAAAGGGTACAAGCTCGATAGTTACAAACTGAACAGCGTGGCCCAGCTCTACCTGGGTGACCAAAAGTTGGACATGCCACCAAGGGAGATTTTCGCACGTTTTAAGGAAGGGGACCCAGTGCGCCTTGGTGAAGTGGCAGACTATTGTATCAAAGATACACTGCTCCCGCACAAGCTATTGGCAAAGTTGTGTATCCTTGTCAACTTGGTGGAGATGGCAAAGGCGACTTCAGTCCCGCTATGTTTTCTCGTAGAGAGGGGTCAGCAAATTAAAGTGTTTTCACAGTTGTGTAAAAAGGCTGCGGAACTTGGGTTTCTTGTTCCTGTTATTTATCAAGGCAGTTTACCAGAGGTGGGGTATGAGGGAGCGACTGTTCTTGAAGCACAGTCTGGGGCATACTATACACCGATTACGGCTCTCGATTTCGCTTCATTATATCCGTCGATAATGATGGCACACAATCTCTGCTACAGTACATTGGTGATGGATGAGAAGAGGTATGGGAACATTCCCGGTGTGGAGTACGAGACATTCACTCTTGGCTCTGGCAAGTCTTACAAATTCGCGCAAAATGTGCCGAGTTTGCTACCGACAATTTTGGCAGAGCTCAAGCAATTTCGTAAACAAGCCAAAAAAGATATGGCTGCGGCGACGACACAAGGGATGAAGGAGGTGTACAACGGGAAACAGCTGGCCTACAAAATTTCTATGAACAGCTGCTATGGCTTCACCGGAGCGGCGCGTGGCATGTTACCATGTGTCGCCATCGCATCCTCGGTGACCTTTAAGGGGCGGTCCATGATTGAAGAGACGAAAAACTACGTGGAAAAACACTTCCCAGGGGCAAATGTGAGGTATGGAGATACTGACTCTGTGATGGTAGAGTTTGACGTCCAAGGTCGCACGGGACAAGATGCCATAGATTACAGCTGGCAGCTGGGTGAGCAGGCAGCCGAACAGTGTACCCGCCTCTTTAAGAAACCGAATGACCTTGAGTTGGAAAAGGTGTACATGCCGTACATTCTCTATTCAAAGAAACGCTATGCGGCAAAGTTGTGGGAAAAGGGGAAAACTGGAAAAGTAGAGTTCAAGTACATTGATGTGAAAGGCTTGCAGCTCGTACGACGAGACAACACACCTCACGTGCGAGAAGTGTGTAAAGAGTTGCTTGATGTCATTTTAACATCCTCGGACCCAAAGCCACCACAGGTACTCGCCAGGGAACGTGCGCTTGAGTTACTCACTGGTGATGTGCCACATCCAAAACTCATCTTGAGTCAGTCGTTGTCGGATACGTACAAGGTGAAGGGGCAACCGGTATCAATCAAAGACATTGATGGTAGTTGGGACATCAGTATGGGGCATGTGCAGGTACACAATAAGATGCGTCAGCGAAAACCTGGGTCGGAACCTCAAAGTGGTGACCGTGTGCCCTACCTGTTGACAAAGACGGAGGACCCAAGGGCAAAGGCTTTTGAGAAGGCTGAGGACCCACAATATGTGCAAGAACACAATATTCCAGTGGATTATCACTATTATTTCGTCAACAAGTTCTTAAACCCGGTGTGTGACCTTCTCGAACCCCTGGTTCCTGAACCAAAGCAGACTATATTTGGAGAAATTATAGAAAAACATAAACCCCCAAAGAAAAAAAGGGGAAAATCAGCTCCTGTACAGAAAACCACAATCACTGAGTTATTTAAAAAATTTGAGCTCTCTAAAAATAAGAGCACGACACATGAGTGATGAGTTGAGTCAACGAATTGCAAAAATGATAGAGGACGAAGTTGAGCGGCGGGTCTCGACCAGGGTTGATGCGTTGACTATAGAGTATAATGAAAAGTTAGATGGGTACATAAACTACGTCGCGAAGCATCACGGAATATCAAAAGACCTGCTGCTTCGTGATGTCCCAGAGTTGACGGACCGGGCGCGGTGTAAAGGGGTGAAAAAGGATGGTGTTCGGTGCACGAGAAAGGGGACGCACGAGGGATATTGTACTTTACATTTGTACCAAAAAGTCAAGCTTCAACCAATGGTCATAGATAATGTCGCGACAACGCACACGCATGGGATGGATGTGTTATATGATGAGAATTGTCCAGCGTGTCAGGCACAAGATAAAAAGAAGCTTATAGATTTAAACAGTATATTATTTAATGAGTAAGTCCGATATTCTTCTATCATCCATTCACGATTTCTATGCCAAAGAAAAGAATAAAGCAACTTTGATGAATATTTTAAATAAAAAATCTGGAATTTCTTTACGAAATCTGGAGTGGTTCATCACAAACTATGCAAAGAAAAACCGTACATGCTATAAAACTGGTGATGGGAAAGTATTCAGTGTCCACTGTGCGTATAAAAGTTCGTTGTTGGGGTATAGTAAAAAGTTGTTTGATCCTTTTTGTCGCGCGGAAAAGATTACCTTTACCATTCCCGGAACATCTGAGGAAATTCATACCACTGTCGCACAGTTGAATTTCATCAAGTGGTGTATTAAGAATGACGTCATTCATTTCATCACGACACACAAAAATGAACTGCTCTCTAATAAGCGAGAGACATGAAACCGCCCTCAAACTTGAAGGTTTGATAGCCCGTGTAGTACATGTGCAGTGAGTATTCATCAGATGTCGGCAAGAGTTGACATTCGATGGTTGTCATGTTGGATTGAATTTGACTAAAATCTAAACTTCCCGATGGTTGCACGTTCACTGGATACATCGAGAAGCTGTATGAATATATGTTTCGAATAGGTCGAGACAATCTTTTTTCATAGGGAATGTAATATTTAAAATACGTATGGTCCGTCGATGTCATGTTTGGTAGTCGCGACCCTTCGATGTAAAATTTTGCCGTGTCCATTACTGGGTTGAAAAAGGTGTTGAGTTCATCAAAATCATTCGTAGAACTAAAGTTGAATCGGTTGTGAATATAAAAGTTGCCTTCATCGGTTTCCGATGGGTCTTTTACCAAGGCGGCATCTTCAAACTTTGTTTTGCGAAAAAACCAGTGGATGGATTTCACTGGAATTTTTGGAACCAACTGATTTTTAATGAAATTTTGTGTAGGATTTGTCACCACCGTCGGGTGTTTCATGACGACGTCTGTCACCCAGAGACCTCTGTAGTCTTTCGTGTACAAACGTTCTTCAGGGCTAAGTGTGATCTCTTCAGTGACGATGTCAAACTCTGTCAGTGAGAGGGTCGTCGCCGTATTGGCAAAGAATGTTTGTGGTTGAAAGGTGAATTCGAATTCAATCTTTTGTTTGTGACACGCACACACGGGAAAATAGGGGCGGTTTCTTTCATTTTTTTCATATTCATCGGTGGCGAAATTGCGTGAAAAGAAAAAGTTGAGAGGGATGACGACATCAGATTTGTATTCCGCGTAGCTGTTTGACACCTGTGAGCTATCGAACGCCAGCGACCTGTTGACAAGAAATCTGTTTGCCACCTTTTCAGACATTTCAGTGTACAGTTCATCATGGAGGATGCCCCAATCTGCCCAAAATGTTTCCACCTCCAACTCATCCACAAACATTTTCACATGGGACAAGATGTGTCGTCCCACCTGGTCTGCGTAGTTTCCACCGACTTCAAGGGCTGGGAGGGTGAGGCTCAGGTACATATTTGACAACAGGTCACCCATGTTTTGAGGGTTATACTGGACTTTGATGGTTTCCCCAAAGGGCCATGTGTCCGGTCTGTTTGATGGGGGTGTCACGTTTCTGTTTCTATGAAATTTACGAAAGTTGCTGTGTTGATATGTCTTGTAATTAAAAAAACTGTCTTCTGGGTCTTTTGACAGGAGGTAGGTGTCCTGTTTACCGATGGCACTGAGCGCCACGTGTGCGGCTTCACCCATACTTACTTTACGTGTATAATTTTTTAATATCCATCTGCCACAAATATATATGTGACATCTTCTTCAGTGTACGAAGTTGCTGTTCCACCTCGGCGGCGTCTTGCATCAGTTCTTCCACCGCTTCTTCGGTGTACTGGTACGTTCTGATGTTGAGGAGGTAATCAAATTTCCCGTCGATGAGTGGAAATTGGCGTATCATCTCATCCTCAAGCTCGGCCCTTTTTCTTTTAAATACCCGTAATTTTCCATCGACAACCATTTTCACAAACAGGGCTTTGTGGGTGCAGAGACGCGCCTTTTTTTCACACTCACTGATGAGGTGTTCTTTTCTTTTTTTGTAACAGTCCAGTCGTATTTTCACAAAATCTGAAAGAATCTCTTCGGGTGATGTGTACTTGACGATGCCCTTATCTGGGTGGAACAGGTGCATGTTTGTGGTGTGAATCGTCTTTCTCAATTTGAAATCTTTGATGACATCGTCACCAGAGTAGCCACTGATTTCAAAATACACATCTTCAATCGTTGATTTATTTGTGTAGTTTGAGATGACTTTTTTATCAACCAAGTCATCGAGATGTTCTTTGAAATCTTGTGTCCATCGCCCTGGTGGGAGTTCGGTGACAGTGAGGGAGCGGTATCCATGTTTCCAGATGCCATCGGCGACCCATGACACACCATCTTTTGTGATGGTTCCTTTAAATCCGCGGAAATAGGGAGTCATCTCTACGAGAGACATCCCTCGAAGCGCGCGGTCAAGGTTTTTCACAATGTCTTTGGGATTGAATGGTGGGATGTAGGAACTGAAACCAGTCCCAATACCTTCCGTACCATTCACGAGAACCATGGGAATCACTGGAATGTAATATTCTGGTTCGATTTGACGACCATCATCTTCCATGTAGTTGAGTACGGGTTCATCAAACGCGTGAAACACTTTCCTCGCCTCTGGGGACAACTTTGTGAAAATGTAACGCGTCTGTGAAGCATCTTTGCCACCCATCAACCGCGTGCCGAATTGTCCACACGGGACGAGCATGTTCATGTTGTTCGACCCCACGTAGTCGTTTGCCAGCTTGACGATGGTATCGGCCAGAGAGACTTCCCCATGGTGGTATGCACTCTTATCAGCCACATAGGCGGCGAGTTGGGCCACTTTCATCTCCTCTTTCAGATTTTTGTGGAAACATGCAAAGAGTACTTTTCTTTGAGATGGTTTGAGACCGTCGGCGACGTGTGCGATGGACCGTTTCAGGTCAGCCATGGAAAAGTTGACGAGGTCCTTATGGACAAAGTCTGTGATACCGAGACGTGCGATGTTTCCATAGGGGATTTCAAGTTGTGTGGTGTCTTTCAGGGAGGTGTCCAAAAGCCACGTTTTCCTATCATCAGCCTTTTTCTTGTCAAACGCCAAGGTCATAGATTCATCAGTCATGGCGTCGACATCAAACTTGACTACCAATTTTTCAATATTTTTGAAATATTCACGAGCCTCTTGAGATGTCGATGTCCCCAAACCCTTGTAATATTTAATTTTCCAATTGCCATATATGTTTTTCGAGTACCACGTCTTGAATGCATGGTCGGTGTAAAAGCTGATGCTTTGTTTCCCTTTGGTGGCTTTGATGATTGGGGTCACCATGCTCTCCACAAAGTTGATGCTCAGTAGGGATGGCCAGAAAAAGTGAAACATATTGAGAAGCAGTCCTTTGATGTGTGACCCATCGTTGTCAGCATCTGTCATGATGAGAAGACGGCCATAACGAAGGTCTTTTGTGTCCTCATAGATTTTACCTTGTTGCAAACCAAGTATTTTCTTGAGGTCACTAAACTCTTTGTTTTCAGTCAGTGTTTTCACAGATGCATCTCTCACGTTTTTACATTTCCCACGAAGAGGGAAGACCCCATAGTAATCACGTCCAACAACAGAAAGTCCCGCAACCGCCAATGTCTTTGCTGAATCACCTTCGGTAACAATCAGCGTACATTTGTGAGATTGTGCAGTACCAGCCTTGTTTGCGTCATCAAGTTTTGGGATGCCCGTGATTTTTGATTTCTTTGTACCAGCGTCCGTCTTTTTCAGTTGCTGCATCTCTTTGTATTTGGAGAGAGTGGTCAACTCTTCTTGAATACCAGAGCGGAGAGCAGCTTTCACAAAAGTCTTTGGTGCTTCAAAGCGGCTGCCAAAGTCTGAAACTTTGGAGGTGCACTCGGATTTCACTTGTGAGGAGAAACTTGGATTTTCAAGGGTGGCTTTGACAAAAATGAAGAAGGTATTTTTGACTTGTTGAGGTTTGAGTTGAATTTTTTTTGAGACTTCATCGATGATTGATGCCGCCACCTGTTGTGCGGTGTGGTCCACGTGGGTACCACCTTTCGTGGTGCAGATGCCATTGACAAAAGAGACTTGTTCAAAACCATCTTGTGATGGGGCGATGCACACGGACCATCGGTCAGTGGTGACACTGGCGATAGATGACGTCTGTGTGTACATTTTTGCATATTTGTCAAAAGACATCTTTGATAAAGGTTCACCTTGAAATTTAACCTTACAGTTGGGGCTTGTACACACATTTGAATCCCACACCCGTTTTTGAAAAATTTCATAAATGTCATCAGTCATCCCCCCTTCCATACCAAATCGTTTCCAATCAGGGACAAAGGTGATGCTCACGACCGAGGTGGCACCTTGAAACTTTTTCATCTTTGGTGGGTTGCACTTGGTCATGTTATCAGTCCAACTTTGAGTATACAACCGCTTGTTTTCGCCATCTTTTATTGTAATCTCAAACTTGGAAGAGTAGATGTTTGCCAACTTTGCACCATAGCCATTGCGCCCACCGACAATGCGTTTCTGTGTGTCGTCATAGTTTGTACTCGTCAGCAAGTGACCAAAAGTGAGCTCTGGGTTCCAACATCCCTCCGTCGGATGCTCTTTCACGGCGATACCCCCAAGGGGGCCGTTGTTTGACACAGTGATGGCACCAGTCTCCCTATCAATGTCCACCAAGATGTTTGTCACCAACTTTGGGAATAACGAGTTTCTGTCTATGGCGTTCACCAAGATTTCGTCGAAAATCTTCAACAACGCGGGGCTATATTGTACATACTTTTTCACGAACGCATCACCTTCAAGAACCCAGTATTGTTCTCTATGCTGTTCCACTGGACCCACATAACTGTCTGGTCTCTTAAGTATGTGCTCTATGTGTGTGAGTTTTTGTATAGTCTCCTTCATAATTACCCTATGGTGTCAGTGAGAGAATCACTCACTGGAGGTTTCTTCTGGATAAAAAAACTTGGGCATCTCATCGAGCCATTGTTGTATCTCCTCAGGTGCCAAGCTCGTCGTCGGCATCTGTCGCACCCGCGCCTTTCCAATTTCCCTGTCACGAAGGACTTTGAATGGTATGGGTCGGTAGGTGATGAAACAGTGGGTACAGACGCGACGCATCTTCTTGCCTATGTATTTGAGATACATGCGATTCATGAACAGTGGGATTGGGTTATACATGAATCTGTAGTGATAATACGCGAGCCATTCATAGGGGGTTTCGGGGGTCACGTGAAAGTCTATGGGGTTTGAACAAAGGAAACAGTGATAATTCCAACGTATGTGCATATTCTCATAATAATTATTGCATCATTTCCTTAAACGAGCATAGCGTGATGTCATGCTCGTCAAAGATTTCTACGAGGTCTTCCCATTCACACGATTCAACCGTGCACTCGTTCACGAGAAGGACGTACCTATAACTGTCATCGGGGTAATCCTTGGGGATTTTACGTTCCATGTCTCGGAGGATGTGTGGGTACTCTTCACCGAGACTGGGGCATACGTCGACGAAGAGAACCTGTTCCTCGGAACCTTGATCGTGTGTCATGATGACATAGCCGTCTTCGGTGCAGAAGGTGACACCTTGTTCGGCGTGGACTTCTTCATATTTATCTTCGAAATCGGGGGATTCACCAACGTAGACGCACACACTTCGGTCCGCATCGATGCGAAGGTCCCATTCATTACTTTCAATAGTTGTGTAGATGTCGTTGATGTCATGGTCCAGTTCGCTTTCCCTATTTTTCCAGAGGCGACGGAGGGTTTTACACTGAAAATTTGGCACGTCCACCACACCCCGTTCCAGCACGAGCTGGTACAGGGCGTTGGCGTAACTGTCAGAGAGGAAGAGGTTTTTAAGGTAGTTGTGTTTGTACGACATTTCTACATAATAAATGAGGGCTATTTTTAAGTGTATGCAAGTGCACCCCAATTGAAATATGGCTTTAATTCTCCACATAATTGAGACATGTACTCATCTAGGGTATACCCCTCTTCACGTTCATAATCATACCCAAGCTCTTTACTCCAATAGTGTGCACTTTCCTTTGGTATAAATGTTGGAAGAACATCGGTAAATGTATGTCGTAAGTGTCGTCTAAGGTAGGTGGCGAATCCGTACCCGGGGATTCGTGTCTCCAACCATATGAGATTGGCCATCCCACCGTTTATGCGTTCTACGAATGCAAATGCTATGACGAAACCGTATTTAATATAGGTTTCATATTGTGATTCATTCATGAATGGGCACCAATTGTGTGCGGGGCCGTCGGGAACGAGAACATACAGGCGGTCACGAAATGGGAGAAGGCCGGGGTATTTATTTTTGATATACGTGTAAAAATCTCCATTATAGAAATTTGAACATTTTTTCACAAGTGTTTGGGGAACTTTTACTTTCATCATATTCGAAATAATATACAATTAAAAAAAACTGGAGGTTATTTTATAGAATGTACTTGTACATCATCATAGCCGTATGCGTGGGGTCCATCGTAGCACAAAACGCGAAAAGGGGGCGGGCGAAGACGTTGGACACTCTCATGAAAAGGTCCGCAAAGTACGCGACGATGGCGCAACAAGACGGGTCACCGTTGCATAGCGTCGTTCACGCGAATCACGCGTCGGCTTACTTGACCGCGGCAAAGGACATTGCGTCTGAACAGGAGATACACAACGCCACCGGTATCAATATGAAAACTTTCAAGGACAGAATCTTTGGTGTCCAGCATGATGTGACCCAACGTACATTGGAAAAATGCCCCCAATTCAAGGGGGATGTGGACCTATACTTGTCGGCAATTGCAGAGAGCTGAGCTCAA